AACTTTTCCAAATAAAACATTGGTCAAGAAATTAACTATCTTTTCCCATATACTCATCACTGGTTTAAGAGCAGTGGATGCTACCTTCTTTACACCACCCATCATTTTTTCTAAACCACTCTCTTTTTTATCTCTCTTCTTATTCTCTTGCTGTCTTCTTAAAAAATCAGTTTGTTCTTTACTAACTTCTGCCTGACCTATTAAAGTTTCTTTAATACCATCAACTGAAGATGAAATTGATTTAAGTATTGATACTAATCCTTCTTGTGATTTTTCAGTATCTACTTCTGCATCAGAAGTTTCTGCAGCAGGAGTCTCTGTATCACCTGGTTTAAGGTCATCAGGTTTTGCTAGTGGTTCACCTTTAAACCTTCTTATTCTTTCTTCCTTACTTAAATATTCTCCTTTGTCATCTTGACCCATCACTCGTGATGCATACCCTTCATCAAATGGAGTTCCTTTCTTTATATCTGCAGCACTTATCTTTGTCTTTCTAATCTTTATCCTTGGTCTTTTTTTCTTTTTCTTTGGTGTTGTCTTTGGTGGATCAATTAACGTAGCAACTTTTGGTTCTCCAGATTCTTCATCACCACCAACTTCTTCCTCTGCTTCCCCTCCACGTATATCATCTAAAACATCATCTAAACCTTCAGGTATCTCTCCATCCAACTCATCTTCTATTACTTCTTCTACATCATCTATTGCTTCCTGTATATCTTCCTGTATATCTTCCTGTTCTATTATTTCTTCCTGTATTTCTTCTTGTTGTATCTCCCTTTGTGCTTTTTCTGCTTCTAATACAGCAAGTTTTTTTTCAAGACCAAGAACCCTCACCAAAGTTTTCCTTTGCATTCCAAAGGACTTACTTAATGTCTTATGTAATTGAGCAAGTTCAATAGGAATATTTTTTTCAAGGCTCTCAACTTTACCAGCAAGCTTCATATGAGGTTCGTGTTTCTCCCTCATAGACTGTATAAAGCCTCCTCCCGCATATGAATTTGGTCTTCCTTTAGGCATTAGATTTCTGCTGGTTCCTCTTTAGTTCTTCATCCTCAAGGTGTTGTTTTAATAAACCAACATAGATGTCTCGTTCCCAAGGCATCCAGTTTTCAATCTCTGTCAGGCTATATTTATGGTACTGCATCAAAGCAAAATTAAGTCTGAAGTAATTTTCCAGACTCATGTATACCATGCCTACCCGAAAAAAGACGCTAATCCCTCAAGCACAACATCACTTTCAACTTTTGTTTCTGGATTTGTTACCTTAATAGTATGAGATAACTTAGGCATTGTTGTAAAGAATGCTTCAATTTCCTTAAACTGTTGAGAATTCATTGACTCAAGAAAATCATTCATCTCTTTCTTAGTACAGTCTTCAGAAGCCCATACATCATCTTCTGTATAAATCTTATCAATACAAGATGCAATCAATTTAAATGACTGATCCATTTGATTAGTATCATTAAAATCAAAATTATTTTTAATAAATTCATCAAGAGATGGGTACTTCATCTCCATCATAATCTTTGTATCAAGTTTAATTTGATTAGTATGATTCTCACTTTTCTGTACTACAATATCATCAAGATTAATACTTACAGGTACACTTGTTTTACCATCATCAGGACAAAGAATATTAACTTCAAGATCTTCTCCAACAGATTTACCTCTGATGTTTAAGAATAAAAATTCAATGTCAAATGTGGGAAGTGCCTCAACCTTAACTCCTTTTGTAAGAATACAATTTCTTAAGACAGCTTTAATAGCAGTAGTAATTTGTTTTGTATCTTCACTCTCCAAAGCAATAACAAGTAACTTTTCTTCCTTAACTAGAAATGGTCTATACTGTATAGTTTTTCCAGTGGATGGCAACTCAAGTTCATAAGTTGGGGTAGCAATTTTTGGTAATGGCATAATGTTTTATAACAAGTCGTATATTTATATAGCAGGTTTATCTAGATGAGGTTAGAAGCAAAACTCCTAGCAACACCACCTACTAGTGTATCATCTAAATCAAGAGCTCTAAGTCCAGCATTAAGTGCTTGGAATGCTTGTCCGTTTAGATCTGCCTGAGTTCTTGGATCAAACATATCAAATAATCCACCTCTAGTTTTATCCAAATAGTATCTACTATATGTCATCGAGACTGTACACTTTAATAAATCAGATGCATCATAAGAAACTGGCATGGAGTTAATCGCAAGAGGAAAACAATTAACAAACCCATAGGAAAGAGGTTTTACTTTTCTTCTTGAGTTTATATTCTTTTCAAACTTTGTAACTTCTAATGATCCTTTATAGTCATTTGGAAATGATGCTCTATAAAAAAAGTTTCTTTTCTTTGTACTACCAGTAAAATTCTCTTCATCATTCTCATTCATTATAAATCTAATCCATGACTCGAAAAATCTGATTGGTAGATATTGATCAGCATCACAATAGAAAGTTAAATCAATACGATCATCATACATTCTACGATATGCATGTCTCTCTGTTACTCCAGTAAAATCACCAGTCATTTCGGTGGTTGCCAATTGAGATCCTGGTAGTGATGCCTCAGAACATAATAAGTTTAATTGATCTTGTCTATAATTTGTATCATTCTGATTTAAGAAAGAGTTAAATTCTCTTCCTTGTGGTACTCCAATGTTTACTTGAAACTGCGAAGTCTGAGCAGGATTCAATAAGTTTGCCTTGACTTCTGCTATAGTTCTTGCTCTTGGGTGTATGGAAGCCATTTATAAATACTATTTGACCTTATATATTATGTATATGAGATAATGGGAGAAAGTATTAAAAGTAGGTATAAACCTTCCAATCCAAAGAAATATCAGGGCAATCCTAACAATATTATCTGTCGTAGTAGTTGGGAAAGAAAGTTTTGCCAGTGGTGTGATAGAAATGATAATATAATTTCTTGGGCTTCAGAAGAATTTTGCATACCATATGTCTCCCCAAAAGATAATAGAGTTCATAAGTATTATCCAGACTACCTAATTAAAGTAAAAGAAAGTAATAATAAAATTAAGAGTTATGTTGTTGAAGTTAAACCAAAGAAACAAACCCTTCCACCCAAACCAAGAAAGAGAGTGACTAAATCATACATCTATGAATGCCAAACCTATGCTGTCAATCAAGCAAAGTGGAAAGCAGCAGATGAATTTTGTAAGGACAATCGTATTGAATTTAAGATCATCACAGAAAAAGAACTAGGTATCAAATAATGACAGATAGTTTCGGGTTTAGTGATGGAGATCCAGCACATCCAGCCAATCGCATAGAAGGAAACGACATCAACCTTAGAACTAATGATCCTGAAGAGATGATGTTGGAAATTATGGATCTATTAAAAGATACTGTGACACCTATACCAGAAGTAGGAAAATTCTATACCTTTGTATATAATCCCAAGACACCTGACATACAATATGATCAACATCCTTTAGTTGCCTGTACTGCATTAGAACAATGGGGATTCAAAGGAATCAACTTTCATTGGAGACAATCAAGGAATTATACATGGAATGAACTTGCAGGTCAGTTATATATTGTTGAATGGAATGAACTTGATGACCTACTTGCTATACCTTATGGTAAATTCATGCTAAATAGATAAAAATATCTCTATAGATGACGGTTAAAACAAGTGGAGTTAGTCCAATAAGAATAGGAAGTTCGTCTAGTAATATGCGAACACTTTATACTGCCATAGAAGTAACCGAAATAGAAAGTGCTGACGGAGAACCAGTATATACAAGTAGAGTAATAAGATATAGTGATCATAGAAGAAATGGTGCTACTGTTATTGCTACAGGAACAACAGTAACTCCTGGAATTTTTACTCCTACTATCAATGCAACCACTGAAGAGAAAAAATATTTAACAGGAGGAGGAATTTTTGTAAAAACAATTAAACAACAAGTCAATAGTATAAAAAAAGATTTTGGAAGAAGTCCATTATCTGGACAACAAAAAGAAAATCTTAATAAAATAGCAAGTGGAGTTACAAAAGCCTTAACAG